CGCAAATCGCTGAACACGTACTGACTGCCGAATGTGAGAAACTTAACGGGTACTTTGCCCGCAAGCCGATCATTAAACCCGGTACGCAATACTTCTACGTACCACCTTCGTATGTTCGATTCCAAACGCCAGAGCTGCAACACATACTCGGCCAGCTAACTACGTTCCCGTTTGTCATCAGTGAAAAGGGTCAGCCTAAGTCGTCGTACCTGAAAGGTCTGCGCATACGTATTGGCGAAAGCGTATACACGATGGGCGTCGGCGGTCTGCACTCTAACGAGTCGTGTGCCGCACACAAAGCCGAAAACGGATACCTTCTGGTTGACCGTGATGTGGTGTCGTACTATCCGTACATCATAATCAATAACGGTTACTTCCCTAAACACTTGGGACCAGCATTCCTTAAAGTCTACAAGAAGATCGTTGCGCGTCGTATCGAGGCCAAAGGGCTGTCGAAGTCAAGCGACCTGACTATCGCTGAACTGAACCAAGTTATTGCGGACAGCTTAAAGATTACTATTAACGGTTCGTTCGGTAAGCTCGGTTCGAAATACTCTAACCTGTACTCGCCCGACCTGTTAATTCAGGTGACGCTAACCGGTCAGCTTTGCTTGCTCATGTTCATTGAGGCACTGCATATTGTGGGCATCAATGCGGTATCAGCGAACACAGATGGTGTCGTAATCAAGCCGCATGAATCGCAATATGAATTGCTGAACAGCGTGGTTAAACAATGGGAAGAGATTACCGGTTTCGAAACTGAGGAAACCCAGTACAAAGCCGTATACAGCCGCGACGTTAACAACTACATCGCACTGAAAAAGCATTACGACAAAGGCATTAAGCAATGGGTTGATCAGTTCCCGGAAGGTACAAAGATTGAAAAGATGTACAAAGGGAAAGGTGTATTCAGCGAAACGACTATCAAGAAGCAACCGACCAGCGAAATATGCTCGAAAGCTATTGCGGACTTCTTGCTAACCGGTAAGCCAATCGCTGAAACGATCAACAACAGTCGTTCAATAAAAGACTTCATCACTGTTAAGAACGTGAAAGGCGGTGCCGAAAAGGACGGCATGTTCTTAGGCAAGGCGGTTCGATGGATATACGGCCAGGGCGAAGAGGGGACCATAAACTACATCACCAACGGCAATACGGTTGGCAGTAGTGCAGGCGCATTCCCGCTAATGGACTTGCCCGAAGAGTTTCCCCGCAACCTGGACTTTGAAACTTACGTGAACATGACCGAAGACATGTTGTCCGACCTCGGCTTCTACGGTCCTAAGAAGGTGAAACGACCGGACCTTTTCGAAGTGACTGAAACCGAGTCTGATAGCTGGTAATAAAAAGCCCCGGTAGCTGCGGCTCCGGGGCTATGGCGGGTTCTATCGATAGACCCTTGGGGTAGGGCAGGGGTCAGAACGTCGCGTTGGCTGTGATCGTGCCCTTGACCTTGAGATTGCCAGTTGCATCGATCGTCGCCACGGTGACGCCGCTTGAGTTCTGCAATTCAAACAACGAACCGCTATCGTCGCTGTGCAGACGAACAACGATACGGTTATCAAACCCAGGCTTACCGATGAGAATTCGCGTAAGGCCGTTCGGATCAACCAACGTCGTATAACCGTCTTTCAGGATCGCAATCGGCGCTGTGACGGCTGTGCGTTCGTCGATGATGTCAGAATTGCGAAGAGACATCGCACCAGGGCGCACAAGGATTTGGCAAATCGGGTAAACGCCGATGTCCAATACTGGCGGTACAGGACTTGCGGCTTCTACACCGTTCTTGCGCTTGAACGTCTTGTCGGCGAGGTCGAGATAGATTCGGTCAATACGGTTGTTAGTGGACGGCGCGCCAATTCCTGAAACAGTTGCAGCCGAAATAACGCTACCGTCCATAAGCATGCCATCAGAGATAACAACGCTCATCGCAGGGGTTGCCGCTTCGCGAGGCGCAAACTGTCCGGCCACTTCGGCAAGAACGGCAATACTGTTGTCGATGTTGGTCTTGTACTGGGTTGCGGTTTGTGTGGTGAAATTGGGTTGAACGAAGCTCGAAACGGTCATCAGATTTTCTCCAGGGTAGCGTTAAGGCCGAAAAAGACGTTGCCTTGCGTGTCGGTTATGTTGGTGGTAAATCCTAACTTAACGTTAGCGTCACCGTCCAGCGTATAGGTTCCGTTTCGAGTTATCGTCGAATCGAAATAAGCGATGCGGGCGTATGCCAGGACAACCGGAGCAACCCCAGGAACACCAGGGGCGCGCTTGACTCCGACCGAACCACTAACCCGGATAGTTCCTTGTGGAACGTACACTTCGTCACGGCCCCAGTATTGAACGATCCCGATAGGGTTCGGAACCATGACGTCGAACACTTCCCATCCAAGCTCCGAAGCAAGGTTAGTCGAATCGACTACCGCCGTGTCGGGCGAATACCAAACAGCGCCGGTAAGCAAGCCCGAATACTTATCCAGCGTTAGAGTCTGAACAACTTCGGTTGCAGCGCGAGCCGAAACGGCGACTGACTGCGCATCGCCAATGTTACCCGCAGACGAAACGAATGCCGCGAAGTAGTACCCGTCCTTTACCTCACGCTGCAATCGAATGGTAGTCGTCGGTAGCGGCACAGTAGCTGCAATGACACCGTGCGTGAAATCGTTATCAGGTGCCCACAATATGGCCGTAGACTGCGCCTGACCGCTCGGGGGCGACCAAGTAAGATCGACGAACAGGCTACCGACTTCGCTTGCAGTTAAACCGGTCAACGCTTCCGGTCGATTGGTTGCAAGACCTGTCGCAACAACTATGTTAGACGCCGTTTGCGCCGAGCGCTTTTCATAGCTGTTTACATTGCGGATATAGCCGATGTACGTGTCGCCCGGTTCCAGGGCGGGCGTCGTGAAGGTGGTAGTGTTGCGACCGGTGATCGGCATGAAATCAGCGTCGGTCGGAGTGAACGGGTACTTACCGTATGCGAGTTCGTAACCGACCACATAGATATCGCTAGACATCGGCCAGTCGAAACGAACGCGAGGACGACCGCTTGTGTCTACAGCCGTGTCACCGGACGTTGCGTACAGGATGTTCAAAGGGCGCGGAACGGTTACATCGGGAACAATGATCGTACCACCACCGTCAATCGGTTTGATCGACATGTCGTCGGACCAGATGTCCGCCGAGTATTCAACTAAAGTAAGTTCGATTCCGCCCGGATCGTCGTTACTCGGCGGTGTCATTTTCCAGTCAGTAATTTGAAAGAGTTTCGACACCCAGCCAAGACGCGGTATCTTGATTGGCACAACGTCCCACACTTCGTAATTAAAGACGGTCCACTTACACGGAAGCGTAATTGTCTTTTCCAGGCGTGCGCGACGTAGAAAGATTGTCGCAAGCCGCTGTGACGTGATCGGCGATGTTGTGAATTGCAAAGCGATGTCTTTGAATTCCTGAAAGCCGCCGTCTTGTGCAACATATTCAGCACCGGACACTGGCGGAAAGTCGCTGAACACCCAACCGTTAGTTGAGTCGAGAAAGGTGCCCTTGACTCCGTTGAAAGATTGGTCGGCAGCCGTCCGAGGTTGGAACGACGGGTTGGCCCGCAAGTCCTCTTCGGTGATCGCTCGTTCTGTTGGTGTAACCGCAGCACCGACAAAGATTCGGTACTTACCGCCAACCCATACGACAGTACCGGCACAAGCCGCAAGCATTTGCGAAATAGTGTCGCCGTTCTTGGTTGACAGTTCTACAACGCCGTCGATTGTGTAACGACCGTCGCAAAGGGACGCCGCCATTTGAGCCGGTATCTGTTCGGATATCGTGGCCGCAGCAGCAATGCTAGGCCAGTCCATTTCATCGTAAGTTGCGTTAAGACCGTCTGGACTGGTCATGAAGTCCGCAGTGATCAACGCCCCGTTATTGGTCCACTTAGTCAGACCGTCCCGAGGGTCGTAAACCTGTTTACCCTTCACGTCGAACTGAATGTTCGGTCTACCGTTTTTCCACACCGTTTTGTCATACGTAAGTTTGACAACAGCGTAGGCGCAGCCCATCAGTTTACACGCCGCAGTCCATTCCGGGAAAGCTGCCATCATACGGGGGTCAGCTTCGGTCTGTGTGCCGTCGTACCACCAGTATTCATAAAAGCCGCTCGCCACGTCCGGCCCCGCATCACCATCGAAATATATCTGTGTGATGTCGGTTATTTTGTGGGCAGCTACCACAACAACCATGTATAGGAATTCGTGACCTTCGCCCGCGATGTTCGCGTATGGGACGACGCCAGATATTCGACACTTACCGTAAGCCAAACGTCGAGGCGCATCGGCCTGGAATGTTAACTGCGTCGGGTTAGTGGTGTACGAAGACGGTGCCGAACCTTTGTCGGAAGCAACACCGGACATACTTTTAGAAAGCGCCATCGTAAGGCCGACAGCAACGATTGTACCAACGACAAGCGCGGTAGTCGTACCGATGGCGGCACCTATGCCGATAGCGATCAGCGGGAGAATCATCGGCATTATGTAAAGCTCCAGACGTCAATTATGCGATGGGAAGGCGGGACAGAAATCAAGCCTCGGACCGTACAGGCCAATACTTGATTGCGATAGAATACAGCCATACCGCACGACTGGTCCAGGCTGTTCGCTTTCTGAAATAGGTAGGGCCATTGGACACAAACTATGTCGCCGTCTTCGGCTTCTGATAAGTCGATTTGTTTTGCGTTGTACCGCTCGGCTATTTGCAGGAAAACATCGCGAACAATCGCAGTACCGAACGAATCCCGAAGCTGAATAGCTGCCGTCATTTCGTCGTCATAGTTGCGTGTATGTTTCATGCAATCGATACCTGTCCTGGCTTCTATCGCACCAGCGGCAAACAGGCAGCAATCGAACTGGCCCCATTGAAACGGTTTCGTTTCGCAAGACCGCATGTAATCGTGAATGTCCATTAGCCGCCCCACATCAATTTAGTGTTCATTATATCGGCTATGAACTGAAAGCCTTTGTCGTCTGGATATTTCGATTGCTGGTCTTCGTTCGTATATCGGCTGTTGACTGAACGCGCCCAGTTGATAAGACGCGAGCTTGCCGAAGTCGATACCGAAATGATTGTTCCGATATCCATCGAAAGGGAATCAATAGTTCCCTTGAAATAGATTATCAAAGGTGTTGCCAGTTTATGGCCCTCATCAACCAGCGCGATGCCCACACTAACTGGCCGGTTGCGTGTGTTCTCGTTAGCGACCTCTCCAATCAAGTCGGACGGAATACCGGTCAGTGTCAGTTTCATGGCCGTTGCCGCAGTTCCGTTGGTCATGGCGTATTCGCCGATCTTACCCAATCCGCCGACCGCATAGTAAAGGACACCATCGACAACTATGTTCTTGTCTGAACTGGTCGCACGGAACGGACCGCTTTGCAAAAGTATTTCGATAAAGAATATTGGACGTACCACATTCGCATCGAAGCCAGGATAGTTATTCATCATTCGCCCCAGTTAAGTTTTTGATTCTGCAAAGTAGCAGCGAAACGGAATCCCCTGTCGCCAGGATATTTCATCTGTTGATATTCATCCGAATAACGTGCGGCACTCAATCGGTGCCAGTCAGCAAGACCGGACTTGACGTTGACCGCAACGGACGCAACAGGCCCGTTGAACTGTACGTCGTTGCTTATGACTTCACCTGAACAGATCAGTTTCGGTGGCGCAATCAAGCTGTGACCTTCATCGACAAGCGCTAGGAACATTTTCGCCGTCTTGTTACGAAGGTTGTCGGTCACATACTCTACAGAGTTCGCCGGTATGCCCGACAGCGACATAGACCATCCCGATTCCGAAAGGTTAAGACCTTCTACAAGATCGTTAATCTTTCCGAGGCGACCCGTAGCGAACCAAGTATGCCCGTCGAAGTCGATGTTTCTGTCCGAACTGTTCATGAAACTATCATCGCCTATCTGAACAAAGAAGACAGGACGAATGACGTTCTCGGTTACGACGTTCCCTACATCGCGGCGTCGTTCTAAGAAAGGGAGTACCGCAGGATCGGTGCCATACAAGGTGTCGTCGTATGTGATGCCGTCGCGAATAACTTGAGGGTACGCCCATACGTAAATGTTAGGGATACCGTTTAGAATGGCGTCCCGAGTTGCGATATTGACGT